AAAACTTTTGATGAATTTGATAGAATGTTATCTTTTAACAGCTCATCAATAAATCATTATCCCCCTTACAACATCCGCAAACTAAATGACACCGATTACATAATCGAGTTAGCAGTTGCTGGTTTTGGTAAAAAGGATATCGAAGTTAAATCAGTTGAGAATACTTTAACTATTAAATCAGTAGACAAAAAACAAGAAGTTTTGGAAAAGGATGAAAGTGTCCTACACCAAGGCATCTCTAAAAGGTCTTTTACTAGAAGCTTTACTGTTGCAGATGATGTTGTAGTTAAAGGTGCATCTCTGAAAGATGGTTTGTTATCTGTTGATTTGGAAAAAATAATTCCAGAAGAAAAACAACCAAAGATAATTGATATTAAATAATCAATAAGGCGGGCTTTAAGCCCGCCATTACTGCTTGACAAAAAAGTAGAATTGGTGTATAATAATACTACTTGACAATATAATAGGATATATAATGAAATTAAATCAAACCACCCAAGAAATACTCAAAAACTTTTCTGAAATTAATACGAACATATTAATCAAACCAGGAAGTGAATTAAACACAATCTCAACCATGAGAAACATTTTTGCCAAAGCTACAATATCAGAAACATTTGATAAAGAGTTTGGCATTTATGATTTGAATGAGTTTTTATCTGTAGTATCAAGTTTAGATAAACCTGAATTAACACTACAAGAAAAGCATATGACAATCTCTACTGAAGGTAGTAGGTCAAAAGCTAAATACTTTTATTCAGACCCGTCAGTAATTGTCGCACCCAGCAAAGAAGTTAATATGCCGGAATCAGATGTAACATTTAGTTTATCTGAAGCAAATCTATCACAACTGCAAAAGATGGCTGCAATCTTAAAAGCACCTGACCTTGCACTTACTGGTGAAAAGGGCGGTGATGTTGTTTTGAAGGTGTGTGATAAGAAAAACGATACATCAAACAAATTTGATATTGTTGTTGGTGAAAATGCAACAGCAGATTATACTTTTTATTTCAAAGTAGAAAATCTTAAAATGATGTTGGGTGATTATGATGTTGCTGTATCGTCTAGGTCAATAGCTCATTTTACAAATATAAAGCTTCCAATTGAATATTGGATTGCACTTGAACCAGATAGTGTTTTTGACGCTGGGTAGTTTTTTAATATTATGAATAAGGTGAATTATGAATACAGACTTTCTTTGGGTGGAAGAATACCGCCCACAAACAATTGATGATTGTATATTACCACAATCTCTAAAAACATTATTTCAGTCCTTTATCGAAAAGGGCGAAGTATCTAATCTATTATTTTCTGGTACACCAGGCGTTGGTAAGACCACAGTCGCAAAAGCATTATGTGAACAAATGAATTGCGATTGGATTATGATTAATGGTTCCGAAGAAGGAGGCATTGATGTACTTAGAAATAAAATCAAAAACTTTGCTTCAACAGTATCACTATCTGGTGGTAAAAAAGTAGTAATACTAGACGAAGCAGATTATCTCAACCCTCAATCAACACAACCTGCTTTAAGAGGTTTTGTTGAGGAGTTTCACAAGAACTGTCGGTTCATTCTGACTTGTAATTTCAAGAACAGAATTATCGAACCACTTCACAGTCGATTTTCAAATATCGAGTTTAGAATTAATCCTAGAGATAAAGGTAAACTCGCAACTAAATTATTTGAAAGAGTAACATATATCCTCAAAGAACAAAATATCGAGTATGAGGATAATGTCGTTGCTGAATTAATCAAAAAGCATTTTCCAGATTTCAGAAAACTTATTAACGAGTTACAGAGATATTCGGTAAGTGGTACTATTGATGCAGGGATATTGGTAAATGTTTCAGATGAAAACCTAAAGACATTAGTAGCACATCTCAAAACTAAAGAGTTTGGCAATATGAGAAAATGGGTTGTGAATAATCTTGACAACGACCCAGTTAAAATCTTTAGAAAAATCTATGACAGTATGTATGCAAACTTACAACCAGAAACCATACCTCACGCTGTTCTAATTATTGCCGACTATCAATACAAATCTGCTTTTGTGGCAGACCAAGAGATTAATCTTGTGGCGTGTTTGACTGAATTGATGTCGTCAGTCAAATTCAAATGATAGTAGATAATAAAAAAATACTAGGCGATATTGGTGAAAAGATAGTTGCTAATTATCTTAATGAAAAAGATTGTAAAGTGAAACTATCTACGGATCCTTGGGATAATAAAAAAGATATGAGGGTGGATGATAAATCTTGTGAAGTTAAATGCCAGGTTCCTTATGTTCTTGAAAAATGTTTTACTCTTAAAAAGAATCAATTAAATAAATGTTTGAGTGCTGACCACTTTGTAATAGTTCAGGCGCCTTGTAAATACCTTAATGAGGCGGCTTTATGGTCAATTCGTAAAGGATTTGAATACGGAACCGTAAGATTGAAAAATGGAGATGAAAGATATTCTATACCCATGCAACAAGATGCTGTTGTAAAGAAGATGGATATAGTTGGTAAAGATAAAGACCTATTAAGAACTTACGCTACAGAGTTTTAGTGTGTACGAATTAAAAGAATATCTGAACGCCATCAATCACACAAAAAAGAATGTGATGGATTCAGAAGATACAATGTGGGTTAAAAAGTACCCTGCATTTATAGTCAATAAAGTCCTGTCTGGTTTTCAAGACACCATAATGCTTGTCAACGAAATGAATAGAAACCATTTCCTTGATAAAGATATGCAATTTCAGTTCCTACTAAATAGTATTAGAAGTAAAAAAAGGTATAGTCCTTTTTTGAGAGCTAGTAAGTTGAAAGATATCGAGTGTGTAAAGGAGTATTATGGATATAATAATGAAAAGGCCAAGTCTGCTCTTGACATACTCACCAAGAAAGAGTTGAAATTAATTAAAGAAAAATTATACAAAGGTGGGAAAAAATGAATGAATTAGATAATGGTTGGCATCCTGAAAAGATGCTGGAAATCCAATTAAAAGAACCAGATGATTTTCTAAAGGTTCGAGAAACACTAACGAGAATTGGCGTTGCCTCGAGGAAAGACAAAAAGTTATTCCAATCATGCCACATTCTACACAAACAAGGAAGATATTTCATAGTACATTTTAAAGAGCTGTTTGCATTGGACGGTAAGTTCGCAAATTTCTCTGAAAATGACCTTGAAAGAAGGAATACTATTGCTCAACTGCTAGCAGATTGGGGTTTGATTTCTATAATAAATAAAGAAGGCATGGATAAGAAAGCGCCTCTATCACAAATCAAAGTTCTGGCGTTCAAAGAAAAAGACGAATGGGACCTACAAGCAAAATACAACATAGGCAAAAAAGCGGATGATGAAAGCACCGAAGTTTAGAGAGTTTATTTCTGAAGCAAAATCTAATAGTAAACACAGATTGCTGATAGTTACTGACGAGCCGGAATCATCAAAAACTTTTCATACAGCAAACCGATTACAAGAAGAAGCAAAAAAGGCAGGTTGGAAACACTACTTATATAAGCTTACTGGCGGATATACATCATATGGGGATGGTTCTCTCCGATTACACAACAAAGATGACGAAAAAGGATTTGAAGTGTCCAGCAAAGACACTATTGCAATCATTCGTGGCTCAGTTGTAAGAAAAGATAGTTGGTTAGATATTGTTTCAACACTAGAAAAACATGGTGTATGTGTTGTAAATAGTAGAACATCAATTAATATATGTACCGACAAATATAGAACGGCACTAAAACTTGCTGATTATGGTATCAAACAACCCAAAACCGTTTTAATAAATGACCCCGAAAAATCTGCATTGATATTTGATAGTTTAGATACGGATTTTCCTATCATAATGAAAACTTTGAGAGGTTCAAAGGGCGTTGGTGTCCTTTTTATTGAATCAGAAAAGTCGTTAGATAGTATCGTTCAATTGGTTTATAAACAAGACGAAGATGCGGATTTACTTTTACAGGAGTATATTAAAACAGATTATGATGTAAGAGTTCATATTTTGGGTGGTAAAGTACTTGCCTCAATGAAACGACCTGTTATCGAGGGCGATTTCAGAAGTAATATATCGCAAGGCTCAAAACCATCAAAGATTAAATTAACAGAATTAGAAATAGAAGCAAGTTTACAGGCTGCAAAAGCTGTTGGTGGAGTATGGTCTGCTGTTGATTTTATTCCTTCTAAAAACAGAGTAAAAGAACCACCATTTGTTATTGAGGTAAACTCATCACCAGGAACAGAAGGTATAGAAGAAGCATCTGGCCAAAACATTAGTAAAGAAATCATAGATTTTTTCGCTGATAAAACCAATTGGGTTAAAGTGCCTAGTGAGTGTGGATTTAAAGAAGTTGTTACAATTAAACCTTTTGGTGAAGTTGTTGCAAAATTTGATACAGGAAATTCTGGTATGCCAGTTATTCATGCAGATAAGATGAAAGTAAACGGCAAGAAAGTTACATGGTCTTTATTAGACAAAACCATTACAAGTGATATAGTTCGTACAGAAGAAATATCAGTAGGCGGTTTAAGGGACTATGACGAAGATAGATATGTGGTTAAATTAGATGTTGAGTTTTTAGGCACATTATATGAAACAGAATTCACATTAGACGATAGAAAAGACAGAACACCAATATTATTTGACCGAGAATTTATGAACAGGCTTAATGTGATGGTTAATCCACACAGAAAGTATGTAGTTACAACAAGATATAGTTTAGACTAGGCTTGACAAGCCATCTAAATTATGATATAATTAGTTTATTATGACAAGGAGTGAAAATGGCAAAAAATCATCAAACAGAAAATCCACTATATAAAGCGTTAATGAAACGAGCAGAGGCTGAAATAGCAACTGCGCTTGCTTCGTTGATAGTTTATTTTGATACACCATCAGCAGGTAAAAGTCTGAGAGAAATGGAACATTTACTAGACACCATATCTGCATCTGAACAAAGGGTTGCAGCATTAAATAAACATTTCAACAATACTCAGATATAGTTAATGAAGTTCTACACAAGTGTTCTTCCTCATAGGGGACGGTTGTTAGTTCGTGGTGTTGACGAAGACGGTAGTCAAAAGAAATATAGAATTAATTACAAACCTTCTCTTTTTGTACCAGCCGGCAAAGAGTCGAAGTACAAAACATTAGATGGTCGTAATGTTTCTAAAATAAATTTTGATAGTATTTATGAAACTACAAAGTGGATTAATAAATACAAAGACGTAACCAATTTTGAATATTTTGGTAACACAAGGCACCAATATCCATTCATTGCTGAAGAATTTCCAGGCGAAATTGATTGGGATTTAAAACAAATCAAATTACTTTCGATTGATATTGAGTGTGAAAGTGAAAACGGCTTCCCTAGTCCCGACAAAGCGGACGAACCTTTAATCTGTATCACAGTAAAAGACCACACATCAAAAAAGATTATTGTTTTCGGCATGGGCAATTTTGTCAATGACCGAGAAGATGTTCAGTATATCAATTGTGTAAATGAAGCTGGCTTAGCGGAAACATTTACACGATTTTGGGTTGAATACAATCCTAATATTATC